AACCATCCAGCCTTTCATCGACCGAATTAATCAGGACTATGTTCACTTATCTTCGGCAGTCTATTTCGACAATAAATATTGGATCGCATTACCATTGGACACAGTGGCAGGAGCAGGGAATGCTTCCAAGCTTAACACTATAATCGTGTACAGCTTCCTTAATGGAGGCTTTGAAAGCATCGACACGGTCAACTCTGAAGAGTTTGCCATCCGTGAATTAATAGTCGGAAAAGAAGGTGCGCAGAATGCCCTTTATTTAACAACTGAAGAGGGCGGAGTGCATAAAGTCGATGGCTTTGAGGGCGGTGATGTGGTGAGCATGACTGCCGGTCAGGCTTTAGCTGAAACCATCCCGATTGTCAGCCAAGTAACCACTCGGCAGTATGACGCTGATTCCTTAGATCGTAAGAAATTCAGTCGGGCAGAGTTTCATATAAAGAGTGGAAGTGAGACGGTAACCGATGGTGATATTACTTTTATTTCGGAAGATCCCGATTCTACATCGACTGCCACATCGATCTCTACCCTGATCGGTTCAACATTACCAGCAGATGAGGATTCATCGCTTAGACTAAGAGTAAATAAACAGGGCTTCGGAATACAGGCAGACTTTAAACCAAGTTCAGGCAGACCATTTTTAAGAGCGGTAAGAGTAGACGCTCAAGTAACCGACCGAAGTACGACATCTATTTCATAAAGAGGAAAAAATCATGGGAGTAATTACAACAGGACAAACTTTCGCAAGCGGAGATCAAGTAACGGCCACCAAGCTGAATGATATTGCCAATAGTGCCACATTTACTTCAGCGGCGGCCACTACAGATGATTCGACTCTTACGCTTGGCTCAAGTAAACTAAAAGTGAAAGATGCCGGAATCACCGCGACACAGTTAGCAACTGATTCCGTCATCACTGCCAAGATACAGGATGGTGCGGTGACTTCAGCAAAGCTCGATGCGGCGGCCGTAAGTGTACTTATGCCGACAGGCTCGATCATGCCTTACGCTGGAACATCTGCACCAACAGGATATTTACTTTGCAATGAAACTCCAATCTCACGGTCAACCTATTCCGCCCTATTTGCAGTTATAGGCACAACCTACGGAGTAGGAGACGGTTCAAGCACTTTCAATATCCCCGATCTTCGAGGAAGAGTAATTGCAGGACAGGATGATATGGGTGGTACTTCCGCTGATCGTTTAATCGGCACAATAAGTGGACTGAATGGAGATAACTTGGGAGCCACAGGTGGAACTGAAGGTGTGACTTTAACAGCCGCACAATCGGGCTTGCCTGATCACACTCACACCCACTTGAGGCAAACCAATGGACAGATGGCCGATGGTTCATTTAATGTCCCAAACATTAATGCTAATGCATTAAGCACCTCGGGCGTTACAGGAGGAGCACAAGACGCATCCTCAGCCCATAGTAGTGTGCAACCCACAATCATTTTAAATTATATAATTAAAACCTAGATTCGACATGGATATTTTAGATAAATTATTTAATCGCGAGCCGGAACCAAAGCTTGACCAGTCGGTTCTTAATGCGAAGCCTTCATTAACAGCTTCGGAGAAATATTATTTAAGCGATGGATACTTGCAGGGCATGGACCCCGATGTCTATTTGGCGGCATCCAATCCATCATTTTTTCCACAGGGACCGGAAGGCGAAAAGCTCGCCTATATAAATCCAACGGAGGAAGAAATTCTTAAACGGTCAGGAGCATCCAATCCACAAATGACTCCTGAAGGCGTTCCATCCTTCTCACCTGACGATCCTTTGAAACAGGCCGCCGCTCTACTTAACTCGGCGGCTCCTCAAGGCGAATCACTCGCTTACATCAATTCAGGCGAGGCTGAAATGCTCAAGGATGCTGGTGGAGCAGGGGAACCGGTAAACAGTTCGGGCGTACCTTCTTTCTTCTTACAGAAACTATTTGGCGGTGGAAAAGCACCACCTCCTTTGCCCAAGTTCAGTGCCGGACAATCGGCTCGAGATTATGTAAATGCGATGTCATCCCCTGATATTCAGGGTAAACTTTTATCGACTCGCCAACAGTACGATCCACAGTATCAGGATTTACAGTTAAACCTCGCTCAACGAGCCGCTGATCCGATGGCACAATTAAGCGAAGACTCAGCCATGCGTTCACAGGACTTTGGTGGTCAAATGGCCGAGCGTCAGGCAGGTTCTGACATATCGATGATCAATCGCTTCGGTGCTGACATGAATGAAGCTTATCGTTCAGCCGACCCACTCATGCAAGCTCGTACTCAACAGGCTAACCAGTTGGCTGACCAGGCATTTCAGGAATCGCAGATGACTGACTTATCTCCTGAAATGAGAAGGCGGGCAACTCAATCCGCCCGAGAGGGATTGGTTGCAAGGGGTCGGGGAATGGACAATGCCGGGATTGCGGCTGAAGCGATGAGTCGGGAAGAGGTTTTGCGAAAAATGATTCGAGAGAATCGAAGTGATGCCCAAGGGTTGGGTAGTTATGCGAGTGGTTTAAACCGACAAACCTCAGTCGATCCATTGGCTATGCTAAGAGGTGGACAGAATTACACAGCTCAAGGCTTTGGCGAAAGATCGGCTTTATTCGGCATACCACAGGAGCAGTCAACCAGGATCAATCCGGATGCCGGAGTGAACATCGGAATGCAGGAATATGCGAACCGAGCAAATTATAATGCTAACACCTATGCGGCTAGAGAACAGGCGGCAGGAGGAATGGCTAGTGGATTGTTAAGTGGATTAGGCTCAATAGCAGGTGGATTCTTAGCGGGAAGGAATAATTAATATGGCAATCGGAGATACAGTACAGGCGGGTTTAATGAGGGTAGACTCCTCACCCATACAGGTAGCCGGGGCGGCACAGGCTCGAGCGAATGAGGCATTCGGTAATGCACTTAGACAGGCCGCACAGGAATACTTTATAGGGAAGGAGAAGAAGGAACGGGCGAAGGAAATCGAGGAGGAGTTGATTCGCCAGGGAGCTAATCCTGATTCGGCTAAAGCGGTATCAAAAAATCCATTCCTGCAAAAAGAACGCGCTCGTACAGAAGAAGCCGCACAACGAATGCAAATCGCTAAGATGCAAGTCGCCGCTCAAAGGGCAGAAGGTGGTGCGAATAGAGCACAGAAGGCGGCTGAGATGGAAGCTCAACAAAAGAAAGAACAGATAGCTACAGATTTTAAACAAAAGTTGCTATCGGAAGCAGTAGACCCAGCAGTACAAGCAAACTTTGAGCAGGCACAACCAGGATTATTTTCATTGGGAGGCGATCCGACTCGGAGGAATCAATTTTTAGAGGCTCAAAGGGATCAGCAACCAAAAGTAATTGCTGGCGAACTTGGATCTTCTGATTTCGCGAGGTTTGCTCAAGATAATCAACTCGATCCCGATTTGGCTTATAATAGGTTTGTGAATTTAGAGGCACAAGAGCGAGCTACCGCAAAAGAAAACTTAGGTAAGTTGGGCGATCAATTTGCTTCAAAAGTTGGTTCTTTATCGCCGTATTATTTTAGTGAGTCAGATGCGGCAAATGCAATTAATCAACAAGCTTCCAAATTAAATATTGCTTTAACAAAAGATCAATTGGATTTAGCTTTGAAAAAGCAAAAAGTCATTGATCCGCAAAAGATTAATGAGTTAGCAACGAAGCAGATTAAAGAAAGCAGAATGGATGAAGCTGTGGATATTTTGCAAGCTGGTAAAGACTTGAAAGCATTTTTAGAAGACGGATCACCTCTGTCTGCAAATGTAGCTAAAGAAAAACTAGCTCGTATGATTCAACCACGAGGAATTTTGACAGAAGAGGATTTAAGAAGGGTTGGTGGATCAAAGGGTCTTCGTGATCGAATTGATGCGGCTATAGAGGAAATGCTTACTGGTAAGGCCGATGATAAAACCATGCAATACCTTCGAGATACTGCCGAAATATTTGAAAGAAGTGCATCAGATAAGATTAAATTCGAGCAACCAGAAGTCGTTAGCTTTCTATCAAGATCCTTTGGTATTACTCCCGAAGATACATTGAAATTTACGACTCTTGGCAAATTTCAAAAGTATCTGCCGGCTTTGCCATCTAATCAATCGGAAAATACAAATACTCAAAATCCAAGTGATCCAGCATCAATACAAACAATAGATTTGGACAGTGGTGGAAAATTTACTCCGACAAGATAATGGCTAAGTACGAGATTAGTCACCCCGAGCTACCACAATTGCAAGGGATATTGGAATTGGATGATGGCGTAGAACCATCGGAACAGCATTTTTGGGAAGCCGCCAAGACAGTGGTTCGGC